AAAGGCAGGAGCAAAGGAGGCAGATAAGAGGTTTAAGACAATTCGTAAACCTATAGAAAGTTTTATCGGGATGCTCGGTAAGACTTTAGGCACTATGGTCAAATGGTTTGTGATATATGGTGCATTAGATTTTATACAGAAAAACCCAGAGCAAGTAACGAAATTAGTTAAATTCTTCTTTACTCTAGGTAAATTCGCATTTAAAATAGCATCATTTGGTGTTGGTGGTGTATTAGGTGGTCTCAGTAATACATTTGGAGACCTTAGTGATAAGAATATAGTAGAAAGAGGAATGCGTCGTTTTGTCGGAGTATTCCAGATAATTGGTGGTATTGCAGCATTAAGGACAGCTCAGTATCTTATAATGCCATGGAAATTGATACAGGATGTCAAAGGTATCAATAGCATATTTGATAAGACTGCAGAAACCACAGAAGAATTGAGAGCATCTAGTAAAGCTAGAATAAAAGGGTATAGAGATAAGAAAACAGGAGTCATATACTCAGAGAAAGAATATCAGGCAATGCAAAAGTCAGCTCAGAGAGCTGATTCCAAACGTGCTGCGAAAGCAGGCAGAGGAATGAAGTCTGACCTATATTCAAAACAATTTAAGGATAGATTTCAAACACAGTTTAAAGGTAAGAAGAAGGGTCCTTTAGCAAAACTACAGCAGAGAGGTAGGATTGGTCGTAATAAGATGGGTAAAGGTCTTGGTAAGTTTGCCAAGAAAGTTGGTGCAGGGAAGATAGCAGGCGGTCTTAGTATTATTGGTGGTGTCACACGTATTGCAGGAGGACTAGCACAAGGAGAGCAAGCGGGTGAGGCAGTCGGTGCGGGTGTAGGTCAAGCAGTCGGTGGTATTGCAGGAGCAGCAGCATTAACAGCAGTTGCACCATTCTTAGGACCTTTCGCACCTATGATTGGTAGTGCTATTGGTGGTTTCTTAGGAGAGTGGGTAGGAAAGTCATTTGGTAAGATGGCACAACCTATATTTGAGCCTCTAGGTAGAGCATTTAAAATGTATATGGAGTTGGCAAAGGCATTATATAAACCTTTCGCTGACAAACTAGGACCTTTACTTGGTGACTTATTTGAGGTTTTAGGCACTCTTGGTAAGATGCTGTGGGACTACACAAAACCATTAAGAGATTTCTATGGGTTTGTTTTTGCCACAGGATTTAAAGTAATAGGTAAGACGGTAGGGTTTATTGTCAGAAATGCTAAACGATTGTTGAATCCAAAAAGTGTGGTAGCAGGGTTTGCAGATGCATTGACATTAAACCTGTTTGACTTTGATGGAGAGAGGACTGCATCAGGTGATAAGGCATGGTGGGACGTAGGTGGTGTCTTTACTGGTGACAACGCAAAAAAAGATAAGAAAAATAAGGCATGGTGGGACCCAGCTGGATTGTTTTCTGGCGACAGCAAGGCATGGGGTGGACATGTCGGTGCTCAGTTTGATGAGTTAGCAACAGCATTTAAACAGCAACAGTTTGCAGAAGGTGGTTTAGTCAGTTGTTTCGACACACTGATGAGGATTGCAGGACATAATCCATCTCAGAGGTTACAAGAGTTTGAGTCGGGTGGTAAGGTATTGACTGTGCCCTACTATAATCAGAGAGCAAATGATGATGACCCCGAAGGTCGTAAAGGAGATACACAATGCTATTCAACTGTCATGGCAATGTGGACGAGTTATTTGACAGGTAATACTGTAACTACAAAAGAATACAATAAGACAAGACATAAGTATGGCACGTCAACTGATGCTGCAGCACAACAGAAAGCATTGAAAGATTATGGCATTGATAGTAAGTTAGAGACTGGTGTGCAGGGATATGATAACTTAAGAAAAGAGATAGATGATGGATACCCAGTCCCTCTTGGGATGAAGTATACAGGCACTGGTCACTGGGCTATGCTAACAGGTTATTCACCGTTAGGATGGATTGTGCATGACCCCTTTGGTCAATTAGGTATGGGTGGCACTTGGCTCAAGAAAAACTCACAAGACAGTAAGACTGATGGTGTAGGTAAGTCTTATCTTATGAAGCGAGATATATTCCAAGACCAGTCACCTGAGAATGATATTTGGATGTGGAGAGCACCTAGAGGTCTAAAAGAGATTACAAAACCTAAGACAGAAGAAGCAGAGAAGGAAGAGGCAAAGAAAAAAGCATGGTGGGACCCATTGGGTGTGTTTACTGGTAAAGATAAGAAGATTAAAACAGTTAAAACTAAAACAGGAGACGACGATGAGAAGGAAGGAGGCACTCCTCTAGAGAAACTATTAGGCAGTCTTGAGGGTGACTTGAAGAAGATGTCAGAAATGATTAACACTTCAGATGATACTCAACAGACATTTACATTCAACGATAACGCTCTATTATCTAAAGCACAGAGGGATGCTGATGAAGAATTAGAGTCTAATGTTGTTTTCGTAACTCAAACTATTGAGAAACCCATAATAAATACAGTTGGAGGAGACCAACCTGTAATTTCTTATGTCTCTAACAATAACGGAATGCTAACGAATGGCAACTAATCCCGCTAGTATAAAAGTCCCTAAGGCAGCTCTTTATAAGATGGTATCTTATAAGGGGTCTACTGGTGGCAAGAAATATACACCCTTACAATCTGCAGATGAGATGGGTAAGATGCAGGGTGATATGGGAAAAGGTTTCCAAGCAGTAATAGGTGGTATAAACTCTTTAGGTGCATCTATTAATAGTATTGCACTAGGTATGCAGAGCATGACTTCTTCTATGAAGTTAGCAGTTGCTAAACAGATTAAGCAGGCAAATAAGATAGAGAAAGTCCAAGAAGATGCATTAAAAGAAGATAGAGAAAGAGAAAAGATAAAAGTAAAAGATGAAGCAAGAAGACGTAAGATACAACAGAGAGATGAAGCAGAAAAAGATTCAGAGGTAGGTAAACCATCTCTATTCAAGAGAATAGGTAAGTCATTCAAAGAGCAGTCTAAGAAAACGTTTGGTGGATTATTTTCTGGATTAGTAAGACTATCTACTTACTTCCTCAAGATAGTAGTGGGATTTGCTGCATTAAATTGGATAGCAAAGAATCCAGAAGCAATACAAAGACTTGCTAAAACTTTAGCATCAGTGGGTAAGTTTGTATTGAGTGTATCGTCTTTCTTAGCAGGAAATGCATTCAATGGTCTTATAAGTTTCTTAGAGAATCCTATCAGTCTTAAAGGATTGTTTGGTGCTCTTCAATTTGTCATTGCTGCAGCACCATTGTTTGCGACAATGGCATTCCTTAGAAATCCTATTGGCACAGTCCGTGCATTCTCATGGGTAATCGGCACATTAGGTAAATCTATAGCAGGAATGTTTAAGGCAGGCAAGGGTATGAAAGCCTTGCGTGCATTCCAACGTAATAAATTTGCAAGAATTGGATTAGGTGTAGGTGCGGGATTAGGCACAGCTTTCTCAATCCAAGCAGCTGGTGGGGATGTAGAAGAGGTTGTTGGTGGTGGAATAGGTGCTGCAGGCGGTAGTATGTTAGGTGCTAAGTTGGGAGAGGCAACTGGTATTCCTGGCATGGGAATGATATTGGGTGCAGCAGGAGGAGCACTTGGTGGAAAAGCAGGAGCAGGCATCGGTAAGATGTTGAAACCTATAATGGAGCCACTAGGTAGATTCTTTAAAATGGTAGGTGACACATTTAATAAGATAATGGAGCCTATTAAAGATAGTTTGAATGGATTCTTTGAAGCATTTGGTGGTGTTATGAATGGAGTCTTAGATTTCATTGAGCCACATATGCCATTGATTGAGAAGATTCTAGGAATAGGTATTGATGTAATGTTTGGACCCTTATTCATGGGGTTAAAAGCATTAACGGCAGTATTGAAATTCTTTGCACCTAAAGCAGATAAAGAAGATGAAGAAGAAACATCTTCTTCAAAAACTGGTGAAAAACTGTCATCATCATCACAAAGTTCTGGTGAGACTCAACCAACTGCGGATGGTGTGGAGGAAAAGAAAAAACAACCAGACATAAAATTACAAATTGAATTAACTCAGAATAAAATTGCAAAATTGAAATCAGGTGAAATACCTGATAATAAAAAAGGAAGTAAGTTAGCTTTTGCTGAGAAGAAACTTAAAATCTTAGAAGACACTCTCAAAAAGTTTCCACCGAAGTCAGAGGGTGGTGAAGTTGCTCCACCCAAATTTGCAAAAGGTGGATGGATAAACGGTCCTATGTCTGGATACCCTGTATCACTAGACGGTGGTAGAAGCACAGCGTTTATTGGTCATGGTTTAGAGTGGGTTGGGTCTAAAATGGCGAGTGGTGGTGCATTTGTTGTGCCATACAATACTCCTGCAACTAAAAAAGATAGCGGACTGACATCACGAAGATTTCGTGAAGCAATGCAGGGTGGATATGCATTACCTCAGAAGTCAGAGGGTGGTGAAGTAGAGCAGATTATAGGTAATGTGAATATTGAGAATCAAATCATGGGTCAAGGATATGCTATTGATATAGAGAGTCTTAGAAGACATCAAAAACAAATATTAAAGCAATTACCTGAGGGCACTTCTATTGATGATGTGATTGCGGGTCAAGTGCAGATGAATCAAGATAGATTAATTAATATCTTACGCACCAGTGATGCACAAAAAGAGACGCATATGCGTCAACGACAAGAGACAGTTAAGAAGTTGAAGAAGAATTTTACCAACTTCATAACAGCAGAAAGAAATGAAGAAGGTGAAGCTACAGGATGGAAGAGAATTTACTTAGGATTAGCAGATGCATACACAGGTAACCAATACGACTTTGATGGTCGTGGTGACCAGACAATATTGGAAGGTGCAAAAAACTTAAAGAGTGATGCTAGTAACTTAATTCAGCAAGCTAAGTTAGCACTTATAGATAAGAAAAATGAGTTATTAGGTAAGAAGAATCAGGTCATAGAAGCACCAACACAAACTGCTCCTCCAGTGCAAATGTCAACGCCTGGTGGTCAGTATGAAATACCAATCCCTATAGATTCTGTTGGTGCTGCCGACCCTTATCTCATAACCAGATTTGGTTTGGTATCTGAATTTAATGGCGATGTAGCGGAGTTAATGTAATGGCAGATAGAAAATCACGGTTATTTACATTAGATAAAATGGAGATTGCCATACCTAGTGGTGACCCTCCAACGTATGATATACGAGACCTTGTAATTGATTTTAATTACACTGAATCTATTGACTCACCTTTTATTAGGTGTGACTTTACTATGATTGATGCTATCGACTTCAACAAATTGTTGATAGGTGGTGAGATTATTACTGTCAAACTAACTACTGAAAGTAGCACTTTAGATGGAGATAAGAAGTCATTAGAATTTAAAGTTAGAGTATTTAAAATTGGTAGCACAATCAAGAGTGAGAGAGGGCAGTTGTATATCTTACATTGCACATCACCAGAAGCATATCCAAATGAAATGAATAAAGTATTCAAACCATTCGGACCTGCAGGAAAAGATGTTGACCACATCCCCAAGCATATATGTAAGGAATATCTTTCAGCACCTAAAGAAAAGACTAAGGATGTTAACTTTGAGCCACATTCTAAGATATCATTTATATCTACAAATTGGAGACCAGTAGAAGCAATCTCATACATGTCTGATAAAGTGACACGTATTGAGGGTAGTGGCAGTGGAAAGACATCACGAAAACAATCTGGATTTTTATTTTACGAGAATAGATATGGGTTTAATTTTAAATCACTAGACGCATTATGTTTAGGTAGTGGAGTACCCGAAGGCACAGAAATATTTGAGTATACTTATATACAACAGGGTAATGACCCTCCTAACAATGGTTATCATACCATTGAGAAGATATCCTACCCTGACAGAGCCAACCATCTTAGAAACATGAGAATGGGGACATTTAAGACTGCTGCTATCAGCATATCTATGCCACGTCCTACAAACTCTAATGCTACTGATACTGGCTCAACTGAAGATACTGCCCCTGCAGGGACTATTCATAGTCCTAAGGTTTTATCATACGCACAAGTGTTTACTAAGGCAGATACAATACATAAAAGAAAACCTTATGATTTGCCTTCTGACCTTGAAGAATTTGATGGTGCGACAAGGATTAAATACAGAGCATTGCCTGGTTTAAAAAACCAAGCAAATCTTGATGATCCTGAAAACGGAACAAATCCTGACGATGATACAATGGCAGTTGCAGAATATGCTGCTTCACGCTATAATCTACTACAGGCAATACAACTATCAATAGTTGTACCTGGTAATTCTGCTCTAACGGCAGGAATGCTTATCAAGGTGAGGATACCAGCCTCCCAAGAAAAGCAAAGGTCTCTTAAAGAAGACCTAAGATATAGTGGAAAGTATCTAATTTCCGCAGTGACACACACTTTCACGAAAGAAGGTTTGACTAGCAAACTTGTTTTGACTAGAGACTCTGTTATGAAGGACATTTACTAAAGGTAAACTAATATGGAATCTATAGAACAACACATTCAAAAAGATAAAGATATCATTGAAAATCCCTTGGCGTCTCCTGCAGCACGCAGGCATGCAAAGGTAGAATTACATGAGTTGGAAGAATACGCAGAGCATCACAAAGCTGAGATTGCTGCAGGAGACCACCATGACCCTAACGCTCTTGAGTTATTCTGCGACCAAAATCCTGACGAACCAGAGTGTTTGATTTACGATGACTAATAACTACTTCTCCTTCACGGATGAAGAGTTGGAATGCATAAGAGTATGTGTAGCAAATGCACCTATTCCTTATGATATAACTAAGAAGAAGATACCAGTTCTCGTCCTAGATAAAATAGGACGCCCGAAACCTAGGGAAGGAAAAGGTATTGAAAAAGTGAAGTATGACTTAACACCTTACGGTATATTTGACTATGATGAATAACTGGGAAGATTTGATTCAAGGACATTATCGAAACCAACGTCAAGCAATGTCTAACCCTGCCAAGTGGCCTCAGGTTGACATTAAGATTTGGAAGACTGGTAGTGGCATCTTTGAGTCAAAGTCGTGGTATAAGTATAAGGGAGAAGATAATCCTTACAACTGGTTACGTTATAGGGTAACTGGTATGGCAGAGGATTTTGTGAAAACAGATATCTTCAATTTAATGCACAATACAGATTCATGCCCCTTCTACTGGAAATGGGATAAACAAACTGGATGGTGGTCTGGCACTACGTTAGATGACTGTATTGTTAGAGGACATAAGATGGTATCCACAGTTAGATTCAATGGATTTGACTATAGGTCACAGGACTTTGGATATAATCTAGAGACAAATGAGCAGGCATGGGGCAAGCCAAAAGAAGAAGGTGAGTTTCAATTTGTTGCTATAAATAACTAAAACGTTAATAAAATGAAAACAAGGTCGGACTTTCTAGGAAGAGACGGATACACATGGTGGGTTGGCGAGGTTGAGTCTAATAAAGACCCCTCGGAGCTTGGTCGTGTCAAGGTGCGTATTCTTGGTTGGTATACAGGAAGTTACGATAAAGAAGCATATACAAAAGAAGTCCCAACAGCATCGTTACCTTGGGCAAGTGTATTGTTACCAACTGACCATGCACAGACTAAAAATACAGGTACAACCTGTCAACTACAGCCAGGTGCATGGGTATTAGGATTTTTCCTTGATGGAGATGAAGCACAGTTACCTTGTGTATTAGGAGCATTCAGAGGATTTCAGCAGAAAGAAAGCGATAAGAAAACGACTATTGCTGATGGCACAGAAGGTGTAAAGGCAAATAGTTTACAGAAAGATTTAACTGGTGCAGAAAGGAATGAAGGTAATCCTTTCGTTAAAGTGCAATCAGAGACACCTTCAGATGATAGTGGTAGCACAGAAGAATCACGTGGTGCTATATCTCAGGGAGAGGAAGCACTGCCAGGTAATGTAATTACTAATCCAATCAAACCCTCTGTAGAAGCAAACTCTATTGCAGATGGTGTTGGCGGACCTGGTGGGTCAGGATTTGAAATAGACTTGAAACGTATGTTGCAAGAGTTGGGTGAAATGTCATCCGCTTCAGCATGGACTAAGAATGGTATGATTTCACTTGCAACAGGTCATAAAATTGCAGGAGATAAAATCAGAGAGCATCTCGGAAGAATTACTAACTTCTTATCCTCAGGTATTGCAGGAATCCTTGCACCATTAAAAGAATTACTAGCAAAGATTATTGCAGAGGTTATCAATGCTTTAGTTAAGATTGTATCTAAATTCATTCCTCTCGGTGTTATCAATGCTATTCTTAGTTTAGTTGAAGAGATATTCAGTATATTTTGTGCTAAGACACCAATGTGGTTAGGACTGGTGAGGGCAGCACTGAATGACGTCACGAATTTCGCAAACCAGATGGCATCGCTTGCCATTAATAAGGTGATTAATGCTGTTAATAAAGCAATCGCTGATGCAGTTAAGGCAGTTACATGTCGTATATTAAATGGTATCACTGCAGCAATGGAAAGAATCAAGGGTGTTGCGGGTGATATTATTGCAGCAGTCTCTACAGCAAGAGCGATAGCTGGTATGGCAAGAGCAATCGGGTCTACTGTTTCTAAAATCTTTGAAGTTGACTTCACTAAGTTAGATTGGGGTAGTTTGATTTCTATTATTAAAATGCTTCTTGGCACACTCTTTAAGAAAGATTGTGGTAGGAAAATTAAACGACCTAAACAAAATCGGTGGTATCCTCTGATAGGTACGACATCATGTACAAACATAGATGATGCAGTAAAAGGCACACCATATAAATGTGGTGACTTAACTTCTAAGGGTGAGAGTCCAGGAATTACTATTCCAGGTTTGAGTTATATTGATAACATGTTTCAAAACTTAGACACAAAGTTGATGGAGGTAACTACCTTCCTCGATGGGTCTAAGATTATTCATGATGCAAATCCAGGTAAAGTAAAATCTATTATCTCAGGACCTGGTGGTGTATCTCTGTTTGAAGATGAGTATGGTAACAAACATACCAACGTGCCTAATAATGAAACAAAAACTGTTGGTAAAGATTTAGCACAAACCATTAAAGGTAATTATGTATTGACTGTTGAGGGAGACATGTAGCTCAAAGTCATGGGTAATTATCATGAAGAAATTACTGGTGCAAAGAATGAGCACTCATCTAACGGTCCTCAATCAGAGGCAGATGGGTCATCTGATAGTCCTAGTGACGACCAATTAGATAGTATGCTGAAGGATGTTGATACTAACGTGACATCAAATCATACAAACAGTAGCACCTTTAAATCAGCAAACTCAAGTAATAATGATAGTGGTAGTGGTAGTAGTGTTAATGTGCCAACAGGGTCTGGTGGAAACTACTTAAACTATACAAAGGTGTTTAAAAAGAAAGCAGGAGATAGATATCAAATATTAAAGAAGAATAATTTAGGTGGATTCTACCCAGTAGATGAGATACCTTATCATCCTGATGCTGACGAGTGGGGTAGGACACCATACGGTCCTCAACTTAAGGCAGAGTTGCAAGATGATAACGAGCAAAAGTCTGCAATGCGTAAGGAAGGAGACCATGAAATTGCATACACAGGTGAGGTGGCAATACAGGGGTCTAAAGTTAAGATTACTGCTGTTGAAGGTATTAACTTGAATGCTCAGACAGTTAGGACAGAAGCAAATACTATTGAAAACGTTGCAGATGGTGAGATAGTTAACGAAGCAAACTGGATTACATCCTTCTTAAATGCAGGAAGATTTGAATTCGTTGCACTATTCAATCCGTTTGCTGCATTGACTGGACAGTTTAGTCTAGTCAAAGGGTCAATCGTTGATATTGTAACTGACTTACCATTCCCATCAGTTTCACCACCGACTCATACACGTATTGCGGTGTCATCTACCATACCAGGCTCTATGAATGACATCATTGCAGGGTCAGTGTCAGGTGTCCATAACACATTCATCGCTGCTCCTACAGGTGTTATCACTGAATTTGTAACCGCAGGAAACATCATGAATCAAGTGGTGGCAGGCATGGCGTCCTACTCTGTGGGTGCAGGATACATGGCGACTGGTTGCGGTTTCGGACCTCATCAGGTCTATGGCTTGCCATTACTCCTAAACTAGGGTATACTAGGGAGAGAAACTACTCCCCTCATGATTGAAAGCTTTGATGAGCTCAACAATACGACCACGTATTTGGAGCATATCTGGGTAGAGATACCCAAGCGTAGCGTAAAGATTCTTGATACAGAAGGTTACGAAGAGACCGTAACATGGAAGTTTGACACAGAAGGAATGGAAGGTTTCATGGAAACCTTGACCACATTTCAAGACCTCCCAGAAGATTTAATTACTTACCTATGAATATCATTAGCGTAGAAGTTGCAGAGTTTAAAGCAAACTTTGACTTCATTATGTCACTTGTAGCAAAAGGACATACAGTAAAGATTAATACAGGAGACAAAGTTGCTATAATTACATCAGTAGCACAAGCTCCACCAGAGATAAATATTCCGCAACCAGAGGAGTTTGTGCCAGACCCTGCAGGCACACAAGCATACGTTGCTGAATCTCTTGGACAAATGACAAAGGATTTTTAATGGACAAACTTAGTGATAAATTAGAAGATGTAATCCAAAGTGAAACTTATGGATTCTTTCCTACACCTGTTACAAGAATCAAAGCACCAAATCATGCAGACCTTAAAAAAGGAATCATGGAGTGGATTAGTAAAGAAGATATTTTACCTAAGCATGGAAGGGAGTCAATTTGCCATGGCATCTCACAAATAGGAGAGACTAATAAACTTTTTAATGACTATTATGAGTTTAGGACGACTATTATGGATGCTGTTGCCAAGCATAATGAGTCATCTTATAACTATAAATCAGACTTACAAGTCTCTGAGAGTTATCTAGAGTTAGCAACTGAAGGTGCAATCTACGCACCTCATGAGCATAGTAATTGTGTATACTCACTTACTTACCTTGTTAACTATAATCATGAGCAACACGCATATATTAAATGGAGAAAGAATGTTGCATCTAATCACTATCCCATATTGCAGATAGATAGTGAAAATCCAACTGCTTTTAATTTAACAGAAGCAACTTTCAATATGGAGGAAGGAGATATTATTATCTACCCCTCAAACGTTACACATGGATTTGATTCAAACCCCAGTAACGATAGAATTGCATTCACAGCTAATATCACCATAGGTTGATGGTCAAGGCAGAAATCACACATAACTATTGCTACCTTACAATGTATACTCAGAAACCTGAGGAGACAGTAAGGGTGATAGTCATGATGTATTTCATCAATGGCATTCCATTTACTTTTGAAGAGTTACCTCAAGCAGTGCAAGACTTAGATGATGTGAGGACAGAGGCAGATTGGTATTCGCTAGAATATACTGACATAGACTTGTATCATGCGAGTGAATATCTTATAATGGAGCAGTGTCATCCACTCATCTTCGATATGGAATATATGACTGACAACTATGAAAATATCCCCGAATAATATTTTTAATCAAACTTTTTATTGGAAGTTTAAAGCACCCAATAGTGAAGAGTTGTCAGAGTTTGTGATGAAACAAAAGAGTGGAGACCCAGTACCTTGGGGTAAACTCTGCTCTGTTAAAATGACACAGATACTAGACGACATACTTCCTATGATGCAACCTAGTATCAATAAATTGTGTGAAGCACTTGACCAAAGAATGCTCATGTCTATGAATAGACCTTGGGTAAGTCATTACGAAAGAGGGGATTATCAAGAACCTCATGACCATAATGACTGTGATGTTGTTGGTGTTTTCTTTCCAGAATATTTGGAAGGGTATTCACAATTTTATTTCCTAGATAGACATGTGGACTTGTCACCAGTTTGGAAGCACGTTTTACAGACTGAGCAGACACACATTCCTAAAATCGAGGCGGGAGATATTCTATTTTTTCCTGGCCACATGTTTCATGGGGTAACATCCCACAAACATGACAACGTAAGAAAAACATTATCCTGCAATTTTTGGATAAAAAATATTGCACCTAAACTATTATGAAATTATTTCTTGATTCCGCTATTACAGATGAAATCAGACAGTATTACAATACTGGTATGATTGACGGAGTCACAACTAATCCCACTCTGATATACAAATCAGGCAGAAACCCAGAAGATGTATACCAAGAGTTAATCGATATGGGTATACCTGATATTAGTATGGAAGTCGTAGGTGACGAAAATACTATGATTGGTGAGGGTAGAAGACTGATTAAAAAGTTTGGTAATCGTCAAGCAACAATTAAAGTGCCCTGCACAGTAGAAGGTCTAGCCGCATGCAGAGCATTATCAGAAGAAGGAGCAAGAGTAAACGTCACTCTTATATTCTCATTAGCACAATCTATACTGGCACATAAGTCGGGAGCGACATATGTTAGTCCATTTGTAGGTAGAGTTGATGATAACTCATTCAATGGTTTGGAATTGATTAAAGAGATTACTGCTACATTCTGCACACAAGATGTAGATACAACACATGTATTGGCAGCATCACTTCGTGATGTGCATAGCGTTGCTGAATGTTTCACATACGGTGCTGACATTGTTACAATGCCACCTAAAATCTTTGACAAGATGTATAATCATGTATTGACTGAGAAAGGTTTAGCATTATTTGACGCAGATTATGCAGCAACAATCGGTAAAACACTTTAAAAATTGGATTGACGAGTGTTTTTTCTCGGGTGTGACATGGAATGATGTCATTGATAAGGTTGATTATGATGTATTAAATGGTGAGTGGGGTTATTGTGAAGACCCTCAAGAAGGATTCATACCCACTATTGTATGTGAAGGTAAATGGAATGCACCTAATCTACAACCTATCATAGACAAAGTTGCAGATAATTTTGATTATCATAGAGTCCATACCTATATTTCATTCGCTAAGGGTAAAACACTTGGCAGACACAATGATACAATGGATGTATTCATTGTAAATGTGTTAGGATTGGTGAAATATAGGTTTGATGATGGCACAGATATAATCTTAAGACCTGGCGATGGCATACATATTCCTAAAGGAGTGTATCATAACCCATCGGTTATAGGACCTAGATGTAGTCTATCCTTCTCAAAGGAATAGAACGCTTATAAATAAAAAAGTAGCAAAGTAGTGTTGAATTTCAGTGGCAACTAAAAGAATATCCCAGTTAGATACAATCGCAGACGCACTCGTAACTGGTGAAGCTATTCTGCCTATTGTTATATCTGACCCGCTAATTCCAAACCGTAAAGCAAAAGTTAATCAACTTTTCAGAGGTTTATCAGCAGGGTCGCAAACTGCGCCTGGATTAGCCTTCGATTTGGACAGGGATTCGGGAATTTATCAAAGTGCTGTCAATGAAATTGGTATCACATTTGGCACAGCAGCGTTTTATAACACACGCAGAAACAATACAGATGGGTCATCGACCTTAGTTGTTAGAGCTGTTGACACTGCCTCTGCAACATCAAGCATTGAATTCACACCTCAGGGTAGTGGATTCTTTACTGTCAACGGTCCTATTATTCAGACCGATGCACAGTTTTTCTTAGGGGGCGACCAAAACCCTGCTAAGAGAGCACACTTTAACGTAGATACCATATCTACACAGTCAGGGACACGTCGTTTTGACCTACCAAACGTGGGGACAAACACAAGCACAACGTTGCTTGCAAACGATACATTCCAGACTATTACTAACAAGACAATTATTATCAAGGACGGTGAGTTACAAATCACAGGTTCTACATCAACAGATAAGATTGCTAAGTTAGAGTGTGACGCATGGGAGTCACCAGGTTTACATACCTATAGACTACCTGACTTTGGTGCTGCTGTAACACAGTCGACTCTATTGGATGACGTTACAGAGCAAAACGTATTCAATAAGAATATGGTTAACCCCACATTCTCGAATACACCTTCAAGTGATGAGCAGAATGACCCTACTCGTTATGTTATTTTTGATTCTTCTGAGCTAACTTTAAACAGGACAGTTGTATTTCCTGACCTTAATATCAAGGTGGTTGGTGAAGCATCATCTCAAACAATAGAGAATAAACTGTTTAAGGGAGCAGTTTTCTGTGACACAGACGAAAGTGATGGCGAAGGTAGAAAGATACAATTCGACCTGTCTAACATAGAAGATAACCAGACATATGCTTTTGGTTTCCCAAATAATGCGGTTACCGCCCCATTAAACAATGGTGGTGCTACAAATATCTTAGTTACTGAATTAAAAACACAGACTCTTAAGAATAAAACCTTAGAGCTTACTAAGATAAATAACCCAGACGACGTTAATGGTGAGATAACCATTGATGCATCAAATTTGACTGGTGCACGCACCATTCAATTCCCAGATGCTGACGCTACGTTGCTATCTACTAACAACATTAGTGATGTTGCAATCAGTTTCGGTGGTGCATTGTCCGCTCCTGTATTGGGCGGTCAGATTCGATTACAATCATTTTTCCAAAGCGGATGGTAAGTAAATGACAGCAGGAAGACTAGCCGCTGCTAAACCAGGGGCGACTACAAACACAACGGTATATAGATGCCCTACTACAGTAACTGGTAGCACAGTATTAAATGTGTGTAATCAGTCAGGAAGTGCAGCGACATATCGGACAGCATTGAGAGATTATGACCAAGTGTTACATCTAAGTGGCACACAGTCATCCACAGGTGCAGCAGCCTCACCTTTTAAGTTAGATAAAGGTAATCCAATTACGGCATATAAAATCCAGACAAACCCAGGATTCCAAGATGCTAACGCAATTCCAGGCACAACTTTTACATCAACAAATAATTCAATAGCAACGATTCTTGATGTATTCAAACCAACATCAGACGTTACATATTACACTATAGTTGCACCTGTCTCACAGACTCAGTTAGAAGCTAATAGTCAAGCAGGTACTTTCAGTAATGGTGAGACAATTACAGGAGCAACATCAGGTCTTACTGCGGTCTATCGTGGAGGAGCAGATACTGAATTAACATTACAATTTACAGATGTTACTACAGGAGCAACCACATTTAATATTTCTAGGAATACTGGTCTTGCTGACGGTATGTATCTTACCTTGGGTATTGCCCAAAATACAGATGGGTCTCCTGCAGATACGGAAATCGTTAGTATCGATGCTAGTGGAATTAATACAACAACAAATGTTTTAACTGTTACTCGTGGTGCTCTTAATACAACTCCTAGGGTTATCCCTGCAGGAAGGTCATGTAATGCATGGAGTGCATCTGCTACAGTTACAACTATTGATGAGGGTGCGACATTTGCATCAGGTGACCTAACATTGACAGTTGCAGATTCTACTGGATTTGTTTCTGGTGGTAAGATGTTAATTGATAATGAGATATTAAATATCACAGACGTAGCAGGAAATGATATAACTGTTGAGAGAGCACAGTATGGCACAGGAGACGTTGACCACAACAATGGTGCAACAGTTACACTGTTAACAGATAATGGTGTATATCTTGCCAATTATTTCACTGAATCAGAAAGTATTTCTGGTGGCACATCAAACGCATCAGCAACATTAGGATTCTCTACTGCATCTGACGCACTTATCACTAATAAGTATCTTCTCTCTGAAACACAGGGTAGTGGACATATACTTTTTGGGTCTATACTTATCAGAAAAGATAGATTATATAAGTTTGATTTAAGTGACTCTAGTAACAACAACTATCCACTTAAATTCTCTGCAGATGAGGCTGAAGGTACAAACGCAGACCCAACTCCAGGTACTGAATATACTGCAGGGGTCAGTAAAGTAGGTACTGCAGGCACAGGTGGAGCATATACTTCAATCGCAGTAACAGACTCCACTGAGATTAACCTATTTGCATATGCAGATGGAAGTCCTGCGGGTAGCACAACTGGTATTGGTTTCTCACTTGCAGTTGATGAAAACCCTGCATATAATGAGATTTACATCTATGATGTAAAGGGTGAGCCTCTTGCAGCAGGCGACACATTCACTGTTAATAGTGTTACCTATACTATCACAGCAGACAGTTTAGCTGGTGGTAATGCTGCTGTAACACCAGGACCATTTGGTTATGTGCAGTCATATGACCCAGTTAATGCTCATCTGAAAGTTACGTTAGGTGAAGGGTCAACTCCATTTACTGCAGGCACAGAATTTTACGATACACCAACGTTAAACAATGGTACTCGTACAATGGCAAAGGTTGTAACTGGTAAGATACTTACTGTCAACTCTATTGGTGCAGCAGATGGAAGTAGAGCAGCAGGCACATACACTATCTCAGCTCCATCAGGCACTACAGGTAGTGGCACAGGAGACACATACTCTATAGTTGTGGATGGTAGTGGTGCAGCGACTGTGACTATTATTGATGGTGGTGAAGGTCATGCAGCAGCAGATACAATTACAGTTAACGACTCATTACTTGGGTCTGGTGGCGGGGCAGCGTTGACATTTAATGTCGCTACAGTTAGCACAGGTGTCAATACAGACCAAGCAGCAATTTATAATGCGGAAGATTATGTATTCTATGATAAGTCAGTTGCAGCAAATACAACTGATAAAAATAGTGCAATCATTGTAGGTCCTGGACAAAACTTGACAGTCTACTCCTCAGCAGGCGACTTAAGTTATGTGGTTACAGGGTTTGAATCTCCTTCTGATGATTTCACAGTAGTCAATATGACTAAGGTATCATCAACTGGTGATGGTGGAGCTGGTGGAGCAGCACCCTAACTAAATATTTCCGTAGGAATTCCTTAAATGGCACTAACCCGACTTAAAAATATCATCACGTCGAGGACAGGTCGTATTATATACGTCAACCCCGACGACTTTGATGCGTCTGATGCATTTGATAATAGAGGTAACTCAGCGTTACGTCCATTTAAGACGTTGCAGAGAGCATTTCTTGAGGTAGCAAGATTTTCATATAGAGTTGGTTTGAGTAATGACGAATTTGACGCATTCTCAATCTATCTCTATCCATCAGAGTATGTTATTGATAACCGACCTGGTTTAGCAGATTATAACCAAATCCAACCATTTAATGAGAATACTAACTTTGATTTAACGTCTGCAAGTAACGAATTATATAAATTTAACTCCACTCGTGGTGGTGTCATAGTCCCCAGAGGTTGTTCTGTTGTTGGTAGTGACTTACGTCGTACTAAAATTGTGCCGAAGTATGTGCCATACCCTACAGTGCAGGGTAGTTTAGGTATCACTGCTGCTAACGAGCCTGGTTTCTCTGCTATATTCAGACTAACTGGTGGATGCTATTTCTGGCAGATGTCATTCTTTGATGGTGACAACAACGGTGTATATTATCGTGATGACCTTTCACAGATTGCCCCAAATTATTCGCACCATAAAATTACGTGTTTTGAGTATGCGAATACAACAGACCTAGAATTATATTATCAGAAGATTTCAAAAGGTTATGCTGTTATCCCAGATACCTCTGGTATTATTGCACAAGACCAATTACAACCAAGAGTTGAAGAAAACAGAATCGTTGGTCCTATTTCTGATGAATTTGCTGTATCACAGATTATTAGAAACGGACAGACTGCAACTGCATTTACTGTAGATGAATTGGGTAACCCCAAAAACCATGGTTTCTCCGTTGGTGTTGCTGTTAATATATCAGGTGTAACAGGTCCTACTGACCAAGATGCTCTCCTCTATAATGGTAGTTTCTTGGTAACCTCTGCACAAGGTAACCAGTTTACATATCAGATGTCATCTGAGCCGTCAGGTAATGCGTTAGGTAGTAATATACTTGTTAAAGTTGAAATCGATACTGTTGACTCAGCATCACCATATGTCTTTAACTGCTCACTAAGAAGTGTGTGGGGAGTTGCAGGAATGCACGCAGATGGAGCTGAAGCGACTGGTTTCAAATCTATGGTTGTTGCTCAGTTTACTGGTATATCACTACAGAAAGACGACAGAGCATTTGTATTGTATAATCAATCAACAGGAGCATATGAAGCACAAGCTGCGGGTAGTGGTGCACACATTAACGGTCTTTGCAAATATCGTAAAGGGTGGCGTCATTGCCATATCAAAGCATCCAATGATGCTTTCATTCAGGTTGTTTCTGTGTTTGCTGTTGGATTTGGTGACCATTTCTTTTCTCAGTCTGGTGGCGACCTCTCTATTACTAACAGTAACTCAAACTTCGGAAATACGTCGCTGCGAAGCAAAGGATTCAAAGCTGCATCATTCACAAAAGATAAAGCTGGGCAAATCACTCACGTTATCCCTCCCAAGTCGTTGTCAGATGTTGAAGAAATTTCAATCAACTGGGTTACTATTGACATCACCAAGACGAGAAACGTTGCAGACCCCACTAAACTATTCTTATATGGATACACAGTTGAGACTGCGAGACCGCCAAGTAAGGTACAGGGATATACTATAGGTGCTAGACGTGATGACGTTAATACACCAGACAGAGTATATGTGCTATTAATTGCATCTGGAGCACAAGAGCCAACAACTCATTATGCAGAGATTAATCCTTCAGGTCCTGACGTAACAGGCACAAGAGCGGGTGATGATAATTCACCTATCAAGTGGGATAGCACAAATAATCAATGGTATATACAGGTAGATGGCTCACAAAATACAATCTATACTACGTTACTTGCTAACAGTATCTACCAAAACTTAGGATTCACACCTACTACATTCATCCGAAGAGTACCTGATGCAAGAAACCTTGTTGATAGAATTTATAGATATCGCTATGTATTAGATAAGGATGCTTTCCCAGTGCCTAGACCACCTATCACTGGTTTCGTTGTGCAACCTAGAAGTAGTGAAACTAACTCTCCTGCATATTCTAAGACATATTATCTCTATTCAGTAGAAACATATCAAGAGTTTGAAAGAGGTGTGACTGATGGAATATATTATTTGACATTCTTGAATGCTAGTGTATCACCTTCAACATCTAACTTTAATGATTTCTTCTTCTCACAGCAGACTGTAGACTTATATCCTGCATTTGATAGAGACAACCCAGTAGCCGACCCTGCTGCAGCAGTATCAATAGCAGATAACGAAACATTAGGATTGGTGACAACAACTGATGGTGCATCACCTACACCTAATGAAGATACACAGAGGTCAATTACAAAAGAGACATCTCAATTCTTCTTACTAGAGTCAGAAAATAACTTAGGATATAACACTACATCTAACGTATTGAATGGTATTAGTGTTACTGCTAGATTAGGAGACGCAGAAGAGAGAAAGATACCACTTAAATTAAATGCAGATAACTCAGTCCAACCGATACTCTGTGAGTTGAGACGATACTCAATTCTTAGAGCATCAGGTCATACGTTTGAGTATCTTGGTTTCGGTCCTGGTAACTATTCAACTGCATTCCCATCTACACAGGTAGAAGTGTTAACTCCTGCCCAAGTCAGACTGTCGCAGTCACTAAAAGAAGCAGCAGGTGTTGCATATTACTCTGGTGTTAACAGTGATGGTGAGTTGTTTGTTGGTAACCAAGTTATTAACCCAGTTACAGGTCAGATTACTAACGAGGATATTGCACAACTTAACGTGTTGGGTGAAGAGGGCACAACTATTGAGACATTCTCAGAGTTGGTCTTAACTGACAAACTAACCGTAATTGGTGGTGCATCTAACCAGTTAGAGTCTGTATTCTCAGGTCCTGTTACCTTCCAGAAGAAAGTAACATCACAGGATACAATCCAGACACTTAATCTAACATACTCCAACGACGATGGCACAGTGCTAAGAAATTCATTCTTAGCAGAAGATGATGGTGGTGGTAATCCTACTGTTGATACTTCACTAGCATTTAATGATGGAGACTTAGCATACAATATAGACTGGACACCAGGCACATTTTTAGGATGGATATATGATAGTGGCACATGGTATAAGTTTGGTCTAAGTGATACTGCACCTATTACATCTAATAGATTCGCAGGAGTTACACACTACGGTATTGGAGAAGCACCTGACGCCAACAATAGAATGAGAATTACTGGTAATGTCGCTGTCACTGGTGACATTGATGTGACTGGTAAATATGGTTGTGCAGATAAATATAGTTTAGCAACAGGTGTAAACAGTGGTAACAATGGTGTGATGTATACAGGTAATGGGTCAACCACATCCTTTGCAATATCACCTGGGCATACCGCATATTCGTTATTGGTATTCTTGAATGGTGTTTGTCAGAGACCAGGTACTGACTACACAGTTAATGCTAACTCTGTAGATTTCTCTATCGGCACAACTCCTCAGACAGGAGACAACATTCAAATTCGTGAATTGGTAATTTAATTAACGAGGGAAACCAATGTCAACAAAAATTATAGGTAATCAGATTGACGCAACCACTAGGGCTATCATGGAAGCACTACAGGTTACGGAGCAAATCAACTTGCCTTCCCTAAACCAATCCCAAGTTAATGCCTTAGGTACTCCCGCATATGGTACTTTGGTGTATAATACCACCGAAGATATGGCACAGATATACAAACAGGATGCTGCTCAAGGTGTGCCAGGTTGGGATGATGTAGGTGGTGGAGGACCCAGTGTAGGAGAAGATAGTATCATAAGGACAAATGGCACAACTATTGGTGAGACTCTAACAGTCGGACCTAGTGCTAATGGTGGTGTAGAATTTACTAACGGATTCTCTGCAGGACCTATTAATATTGCCAATGGTAATACGGTTACAGTAGAGAATGGTGCACAATGGTTTATACTTGGTGGTGAGGACAACGACGTTGGTGAAGGTCAGATAATGCAGATGAGATATTCACAGACTCCAGCTGACAGATATTTAATTCAATCACAAAACTTATCACCTATACCTAACTTAGAGGTAACAATACAACCCTCACATACAAACTCAAAAGTGCTCTTGGTTGCTATGATTAATAGCAATGCGAGACACGTTACATCATTTGGTTTCTTGAGGAATAATGGCACATTAACCAGTGGACTATCTGGTAACACTAACGTTGGTAGCGGTAGTGTTGCTACTACCTATCATAATAGGGATACTGGTGGAGATATGTTTAATACTATGATACAATACATGGACATGCCAAACACCACTAATCCCTGCACATATTCTGTTGGAGTATCTGCATCATGGGGTGGTGGCACAAGAGACCTCTATATTAATGATAGAGATAGTAATGACATGAGGTCAATTAGTAGTTTGGCTGCATATGAAATTAGAGGTTAATTATGAAACGTGGTGCTGATGATGTGAAAGCGGAAGCAATTAGGAGATTAAGACCTAATGTTGATTTTACTATTACTAATGGGGATACTATTTTATTTCCAAACAATGATGCAAAAGCAATTCCCACTGCTAAATTAGAAATGATGATGGAATGTGTTGCAGAGGAATTTAGATTAGAAGATGAGTTGGAAGCTTCAAAACCATCACTAGACAAAATGCTAGAGTGGTTATGGGTTGACATACACAACAATTCACTAAATAAAGGTGGGACATTTTATAAATGTTGTTATCCTCACTACATAAATAACACAGGAGCATAATAAACAATGGCACAGTTAAAACTGGGAGCTATAAAGGACTTAGGAGGAATTGGTGGATTCACTTTTTCCAGTAGTGGTATTACTGCGAACGGGACTTTAACTGTTACTGACATTGTTATTGATGGAAACATCTCGGGGTCTTCAAGTTATATTCTCCCTAACCCATCTGGACAGAATAATAACTTTGTTACCAATAACGGCTCAACAATGTCATGGGGTGCTGTTAACTTGCAGTCTGGCATTCGCTCAATGCAAGTATGGACTTCCAATGGCACATGGAATAGACCAAGTGGTGTAAAAACTATTTTGGTTAGAGTTACAGGTGCAGGCGGTGGTGGTAGTGGATTCTGTGAGTCAGGAGGTGCAGGAGGTACTTCCCAACGTCAGGTAGATGTTACCAATGTATCCTCAGTATCTGTTACTGTAGGAAATCCAGGTGGAGGTACTAATTACTCTGGTTGCGGTGGAGGTGGAAACACATCATCATTCGGAGGTTATTGCTCTGCATCAGGTGGATATGGTGCTAACTGTAGGCAACAGCACGCAGGAGGTATCGGTGGTAATGGTAGCGGTGGGTCGCTGAATATATACGGTGGTGGAGGTAACGGACACGGTTCCTATCACTCGTATGGTAACCACAGTTGTGGACAATCTTTCTACGGTGGTGGACAAGCAGCATCACACGTACAAAGAAACTACGGACACAATCATCAGTCTCATGCTGCATGGGGTAGTGGTGGTAATGGCACAAGAGAAGGAAATAGAGGTGCTAGAGGACGTGAAGGCGTCGTTGTTGTACATGAATTCTACGGATAAATACTGATATGTCACAGCTCAAAGTTGCTTCAATAAGAGATTTAACAGATTCCAGAGGTTTCTCACTATCTGGTGGAGGTATATCTGCTGTAGGTACATTGACTGTTGGTAACATTAATATCAACGGACAGATACAAGGACAGTCTAACTATGTAATACCACCACAGACAGGTAACTCTGGTAAATTCTTGAGCTCAGATGGCTCAGGATTATCTTGGAAAGAAGTGTCAACTGCCACAGGTATTCGCTCAATGCAAGTGTGGACATCTAATGGCACATGGTCAAGACCCTCAGGAGTCAAAACAATTCTAGTTACTGTAACAGGAGCAGGAGGTGGTGGTAGTGGATTCGCAGAATCAGGTGGAGCAGGCGGTACAGCAGAGAGAACAGTTGATGTCACAAACGTCTCCAGTGTCGGTGTTACTGTTGGTAACCCAGGTGGTGGCTCAAATTATTCTGGTTGCGGTGGCGGTGGTAACACTAGTTCCTTCGGTGGTTACTGTAGTGCGTCAGGCGGATATGGTGCTAACTGTAGGCAACAGCATGCAGGCGGTATTGGAGGCAATGGGTCTGGAGGAACGTTAAACGTATATGGTGGTGGAGGAAATGGACATGGTAGTTACTGGTGCTATGGAAACCATACTGCAGGGGGTAGTTACTATGGTGGCACACAACCCTCATCACACAACCAACGTAACTATGCACACAGACACCAATCACATTGTGCATGGGGAGCTGGAGGAAATGGTGCTAGGGAAGGAAACCGTGGTGCTAGAGGTCGAGAAGGTGTAGTTGTAGTAAAGGAATACTACGGATAAATAAAACGTAAGGGAATTATCTAATGTCTGTTTTAAAAGTTACTGAAGTAAGAGACCTAGCGGGTATTGGTGGATTTTCATTCTCTAGTGGCACAGTTACTGCCCTAGGTACATTGAAAGTCAATGACATCAATATCAATGGAAATATTCAAGGTAGCTCTAACTACATAGTCCCTAACTTGTCTGGACAGTCAGGTAGATTCTTGACCACTAATGGCACATCAATGTCATGGCAAGGATTGACTGCTGTAGCAGGATTAAGGTCAATGCAAGTGTGGACATCTAATGGCACATGGAATAGACCTAGCGGTGTAGAAACTATCCAAGTCACTGTAACAGGTGCGGGTGGTGGAGGTTCTGGATTCACTGAATCTGGTGGAGCGGGCGGTACTGCCGAAAGAGTAATTGACGTAACCAATACATCTTCAGTATCTGTTACTGTTGGTAATCCTGGCGGTGGTAGTAACTACTCAGGATGTGGTGGTGGAGGTAATACTTCATCATTTGGTGGATACTGCTCTGGCGGTGGTGGACAAGGTGCTAACTGTCGTCAGCAACACGCAGGAGGTGTTGGTGGTAATGGTAGTGGTGGTACCTTAAACGTATACGGTGGCGGTGGTAACGGTCATGGTAGTTATCACTCATACGGTAACCACTCAGCAGGCATGTCATACATGGGAGGTACACAACCCTCTGGACACGCACAAAGAAACTATAGTCATAGACATCAATCTCACGCAGCTTGGGGTGCAGGCGGTAATGGTGCTCGAGAGGGCAACCGTGGTGCTCGAGGTCGTGAAGGTGTGGTCGTAGTTTATGAATACTATGGTGGCTAAATAGAATTATAGGAAGGAATTAATCTCATGGCAAAATGGGCAATCGTGGATGGCGATTCTGGACAATTATCAGATATCGTTGATGAAGCGGACAAATTTGAAATTTACGAAGGTGCTGACGCAACATCTAAATGGTGCGAAGTGCCAGACGATACTACCTTTGAGCATTATATGGTCAATGGGACAGTCATACATCATAATGATGTAGAAGACCCTAAAGAAGATGCTCAGGTAACTCGGGAATTAGCATATGGGGCTATTGGTGACCAGTTAGATATGCAGTATAAAGACTCACTAGATGGTGGTACACGTTGGAAAGACCACATTGCAAACGTTAAGGCAACAACTACTGCACCTTCAACATTTGGCACATTTAATTTAGACGAGAAAAAGGTACAATTAGAAGGACGTAAAGCGTGGGACCCATGGGTTGACAACTGGTCTCCACCATAGTATAATATATCTGCAAGTGACCTATATAAGAGGAGCATGACACTCCTCTTTTTTTATGAAAGTTGAATCTATTTGTATAATTGGTGGTGGTAGTAGTGGTTGGATGTCAGCAGCTATACTATCTAAAGAGCACCCAGACATTGAGATATGTCTGATTGAAAGTGAAAAGACTAAACCTATTGGTGTAGGAGAATCTACACTGGGACATTTTAATAGGTTTCTTATTCGCTTAGGATTAAAAGATGACACGTGGATGCCACATTGCAATGCCACTTACAAAACATCTATTGCATTTAAGAATTTTAGAGAAGGGAAGGGAGAGAGATTTCAATATCCATTTGGTAAGTTTGATACTATAGATTGGTATTGTGATAATCCTATACGCTTTTATGAGTTAAGAGCAAAGTATGGTAAAGAGTTATATCCACCAGAAGAATTTGCCCGTTTTGCCAACAGGTCTACATGGTTGGCAGAAGAGTGTCGTATGGTTGATAAAGAGATACCAGGTTCGGTATGGGACGAGAGATTAGATAGAGCATATCATTTAGACGCAGAATTATTTGGACAGTATTTAAAAGAGCATCATTGCATACCTAATGGTGTGGTGCATCTTACTGGGGAGGTTGGCAATGTCATTAAAAGACCTGATGGTAGTATTCAATCCATCATTACTGATGATGGTACTTCTATTAGTGCTGATATGTTTCTAGATTGCACAGGTTTTAAATCACTAATACTTGAGCAACACATGGGTAGTCCTTTCGAGGATTTCCATTACAAATTATATAATGATGCAGCACTCGCAACACAGATTCCATATGTGGACAGAGAGAAACAGATGGAAACATATACTGATTGTGTTGGAATGAATGCAGGGTGGGTATGGAATATTCCACTATGGCATAGAGTAGGCACAGGTTATTGTTATAGTAGTAAGTATATCAATCAGTGTGAAGCAGAGGTAGAATTTAGAAAGTATCTTGCAGTCAGATATTCGCCCAAAATTGCCCATGAAGCTGAGTTTAAACCTATTAAAATTAAACACGGTAAGCATACAGAAGCATGGGTAAAGAATGTTGTAGGTATTGGTTTATCATATGGATTTGTAGAGCCATTAGAATCAACTGGACTCATGACTACTCATGAGAATATATTATTACTATCAGATTTCTTAGAGAGGAGAGAGGGTATTGTAACTAGATTTGATAGAGATAGTTACAACGGACAGGTTAATAATATGATTGAAGCAATGTCTAATTTTGTATCATTACATTATTCATTGTCATCAAGAGAAGATAATCAGTATTGGAGAGACGTGACAGAGAATATAGATTATGTTAATATGGGTAAGCATCTCTATAGTGAGGTAGATGCACTTGCAAACACATGGTTGTTAATGAATAGTGTAGAAAATACATTTGCC